GGCCAGCCTCACGAGAACTTCTACGACGGAGCGATCGGACCAGCACAGGACGCCTTCCTCCGGGCCTTCCAGGACAGTGTCAAGAGACAAGAAGACAAACTTAAGGAAAGATGACCGAATACCTTCACGAGAAACTTGTGGACACGCTGAGAGCGCACGGCGTCAATCCCGCCCTATCCGAGGACGAGATTGACCGCTACCCTTATGTGACGTTCGAGCTGCCTGTCGAGTATCGGTACACGAAGGACGGCCCCTACAAGATTGTCGGAAACCTCACCATCCGTTCCGTCTCTGATGATATTGATGAGGCGGAGGACCTTCGCGCAGGTATCATGGCGGCAATCGCTGGGGGATTCGGTGACCCTTCCGAAGCAGAGGATCCGGCCGAAGAGGTTGAGGTCGTTGAACAGGAAGCCACCGAGGAAGAAATCGTTCATGACTACGACGAGTTTGTCTTCTCCGCCAGCATCACCGACGTCCGGAAGGACTGTATGGACGGTGTTTGGGTCATCGAGTTAGACTACATCCTTAATCAGTACGAATAAAATGGCATTAGCAGGATACAACATCGCTTTCAAGCTCGGGATCGTTTCCGGCAGCGTTACGACCTACAAGACCTTCGCAGGCCGCACCCAGGACGATCTCACCATCGCGGCGAGGACGCGGGAACGGCTGACCAAGGATGACGCCGGCGCCACCTCCGTAGCCGTTATCGGCCAGGACATCACCTTCCGGGCCACCGGCCTGGTGGAGCTGACTTCGTCCACGGCCATCACCCGCGACCAGCTCGTCGCATTCGCCCTCCAGGCGGGGGCCAATGCCGTCTTCGATTTCCAGTATGCAACCAACAGCAACGACATGCTGTCTGGCAAATGCGTCATCACCAATCTGTCCGAAAGTTCCAACGCCTCCGATGACGCCACGCTGACCGTGGACTTCCGTGTCGTGGGCGCTCCGACCTTCGACGATGACATCACAAACAACTAACTAAAACTCCGATACCATGGCAGCATTAGAAGGCTACAACATCGCTTTCAAGATCGGCAACAAGACTCTTGCCGGTCGCACCCAGGATGACCTGACCATCGCCGCGCGGACGAAGGAGTCCCTCACCAAGGACGACCAGGGAGCCACGCAGGTCGCGGTCATCGGTCACGACATCACCTTCCGCGCAACGGGTCTCGTGGAACTCGGCACCGACACTACCGCGAAGTCCTTCCGCAACACCCTCATCGCCAACGCCCTGAAGACTGGTTCCGCCGCTGTCCTTCAGTTCAAGTACATGCCCACCGGCGGCCAGGCCTACGGCGGCAGCTGTATCATCACGAACTACAGCGAAAGCTCCAATGCTTCGGATGAGGCGACCTACACCGTGGACTTCCGCGTCACCGGCAACATGACGACCACTTCCTAAACTCCGGACGATATGAAGAAGGACTATATTGAGATAGCGGGTAAGAAGTACCGCGTGGAGGTCAACTGGAACGCGCTTGTCACGTTCCTGTCAGCCGTCGGCCGTGACACGCTTGATGAGCTGTCCCGGATTGAAACGATCCGGCCTTCCGAGCTCACCGCCCTGATGGCGGCCTGCATCATCGAGGGCGAGCGTCTGGACGGCCGCAAGGTCGAAGGCGGGATTCTCAACTTCAGCCTCGATCTCGGCTCTGTCGTCACGCCCGAGGACGTCAAGGAGTTCATGGACATTTACGTCCGGCAGTCCAACCCGCACAGGCCGGTTGACGAGCCAAAAAAAGAGGAGCGGGTGGAACAGCCCGCGCCCTGACGATCGGTGAGGTTCGCGGATGGGCGATAGCCCGTCTCGGACTCACACTTGAGGCCTGGGGCCTCCTGCGTCAGGGAGAGTTCTGGGAGGCGATGGTCGTCTGGAATGAAGACCGGCTGGCGGAGAGGAAACACGCGGCCGAAGTGTCGAGGGCAGTCGGTCTCCGCTTGTTCAACCTCCAGCTCGAAAAGGGAAAGTCCGTGAGCCCTCACGACTTCCTCCCGTTCCCCTGGGATGAAGAGGAACAGCCGGATGACGGAGGCCTGTCGCAGATGACCCCGGAAGAGAAGAAGGCCTCACTTGAGAAACTGAAAGAATTAATCGACTGGTAATACAGATGAGCGCGAAAGATCCCAATATGAAGGTCATCTTTGGTAGTGATACCAAGGATTTCGAGAAGGGCGCGAAGGCCGTAAAGCAGGGGCTGAAGGATCTCGACAAGGGGGCAGCTGACATGCTTTCCAGCCTGAGCAACGCCTTCGGTGTCCCTGCCGGTAAGGTGGAGCAGATGTCCAGTGCCATCCGCGGCCTGGGCTACCGGCTGGTAGAGACGGGCAGCACCGGCGCGAAGGCCTTCGGTTCCATCCTCGCCTCCATCGGGCCGCTCCAGGCTGGCATCGCCGGGCTGGGCATCGCCGGTGCCATTGCGGGATTCAAGCAGTTGAAGGCCGAGGCCGACAACTTCAAGAGCACCATCGACGGGATGAACATGTCGATGGCGACGTCTGCCTACATCTCCACCTACAAGCAGGTCCTGCATGACGTCAACTCCGACACGGGCAAGGCCGTCGCGGAGGCAATGTCGAACTGGGAGAAGGGCTTCGGCCGGTTCAAGGCCAACCTTGGTGCCACTTTCGTCACGGCCGTCGGCGGTGAATCCAAGTGGTACGACGCCCTCCTGCCCACCGGATTGATCCGTGGGTGGAAGACCGTCCGCGAAGGCATCGACGAAGCGACGGCCGCTGCAGAGCGGAACGAGGCCCGGGCGAGCGCCCTCGCGGATGTTATGAAGGAAGAGCTGGAGGTCCGCAAGCAGGTGGCGGATATAGAAGTCCAGATAGCCGAGCAGCGGCGCATCCTTCGGGACAGATCCGCGGACGCCGCGTCAAGGGCAGAGGCGGAGGCCAATCTCCGCGACTTAATCAATACACGGACGGAGAAACAGACATCCATCGCGGAGCGCCTGTACACCCTCTCGCAGGCCATGGATGACGAAGCCGGGTCCACTTACGAGGAAGTCGCCCAGTGTGTCACCCTGTATGAGCAGTGGCAGGGCAGGATCGCGGCCTCGGCGAACGAGATGGCGAGTGTCGACAGATATGCCAATTCCATCGCGTCCGGCACGTCGAAGGCGGCGCAGGAGGCGGAGAAGCTCCGGCAGGAGATGGAGAAGGCCGCCGCCGTGCGTGAAAAGTGGTCTGGTTTCGGCGCTGTGTCCGCGGCGGGGCTCCCGTCGATTCAGGGCAGTGTCCAAGGCCCTGGCTTGTCCATCATTCCCCGTCAGGAGGATGTGAGCATCTTCCGCGACACCGTGCAGGCTTATCTCGGCGACATGACTGTCGCCATCGGATTCAAGGCCGACACCGAGCAGATCCAGGACATATCGAACGAAGTCAACTCCCTCATCGAATCAGGAGTCACGAAGTCCGCCGAGCTCATCGGGTCCCTTATCGGTACTCTCGCCGGTGGTGGTGACGCCTGGGGCGACTTCAAGAACGCCGCCCTGTCCGCGTTCGGCGACATGGCCATCGCGGTTGGTAAGATTGCGATCTCGGCAGGTATCGCGTCGGAGGGCATTCAGGCAGCACTGAAGATGGACAACCCTTACATTGCCATCGCGGCGGGCGCGGCGCTCGTGGCTTTAGGCACGGCGGTCAAGTCCTCCCTCTCGGCAGTCGCATCCGGTGACTACAGCGCGGGTGGTGGCGGCTATTCCGGCGGGTATTCTGCAGGTAGCAGCCCCGGCGACTATGAGACCCGCGAGGTGAAGGTCTACGTGACCGGCACCCTGGAGGCGGACGGTGACAAGCTCATCACAGTGATCAACAATACCAACCAGAAAAACTATTATACTCAGTAATGGCCTACGGTATCAAATACCGCTTCCGTACCTGGTCGGAGCACGGCGTCCTGTACACTGTCAACCTCTTGCAAGACGGCTACACGGGCAGTGTGACTGAGCGCCCGCTCGGGAAGTCGCCCGTCATCCGGATGCAGGATAACGGATGCTTCCGCTCGACCAGTTGTAACCTGACGCTCGAGTGTAATGTGGACGGAGAATTTGCCGGGCTGTACACTTGCAATCCCAGGGAGTTCCGGATAGATGTCTTTCGTGGTGGGTCTGTTGACGGAGGCGGTACTCTTGTCTGGTCCGGATTTGTCGCTACCGAAATCTATGCGGAGCCTGACATCGCTCCGCCTTATGATGTCAGTGTCACCGCAACGGACGGCCTTGGCGTCCTGAAGGAGTATGACTACGAGGAACAGGGGCTTCAGAAGGTCCGCGACCTGCTCAAGTATTTCCTGAACAAGACGGGCCTCTCCCTGTCCATCTATTGCGCCACGACAATGGGGCCGACATCCGGATCACCGGTTGACCTGTTTGACAATACCAGCATCAACCTGGACTACCTGGCCGATGAGAACTGCTATGACGCATTTGATGAATTGCTTCGCTCACTTCATCTGACTGTCACGCAATATGGCGGCGCCTGGATGCTCATCCGTGAAACGGATGTCGCTGACAGGGTGACGTCCGCCGGGGCCTTGACCGCCTATCGTCTCCCGACGAGAACGAGCACATCAACCAGCACGGAAACCATCTCCGGGGTGAAGAAGACGATTGGCAAGATGGGGGCTGCCGATGTATGGCCGATCGGCCATCTTACCCGTCGTGTGGTTCCTGCGAAGAAGGAAGTCACGGTAGAGGCCCCCTGGCACAAGTTGAGCGTCACGCCTTCCGTCAAGGATGACGAATGGGCCACGAGCGGACCTGTCGTTCACAACCCGACGCCCGGGTTCTATACGCTTGGCGGAAAGCCAATGACGACCTGGACCGACGGCGAGATTTCGACCGTGCTAAACTTTGACACCTTCCAGAATGACATCGTCATTTCGGTCAAGTATAATCGTTCCAACGGCCAATGGGGTGTTCGCCCTTCTGCTCATCGGCGCGTCCGGCTGAGGGTCCTGTGGACATCCGGAGGGACGACGTACCAATACAGCATGGACGACGGATGGACGGAGGGCTCCGGTACCGTCTATGCCGACTCCATTGATGTCGACCGGATGGCTATTAACAGCAAACATGATCCGACCCTTACAGTCGATTACAGCCTGTCTATTCCGGCCTATGGCGGAACAGGTTCCGGCCAGCTTACGATCGTGGTCTGTGGCCTCGGCGTCGATGTGTACGACGCCACGATGGAAATTGCGCTGAGTGCGGGCTACAAGGACATCCTCTTGCTGAATAACGGAGCGCGTGGGAGGGACAGCTCTCGAACGATAACTGGCGGCAGGGCGCTATATGGGCAGCTGGAGTCGACGGCCTTCTATGCGGGCCTCTTCGTCTTTTCCTCCGACCCGAGCTATGCAATATTTTCCTGGTCGGACAACAGACAGTACGGCGTGAACTTCGTCTCGCTGACGGCCCTGGACTATGCGCTGTCCGTCGCGGCGCCGCGAATCGAGCTGTCCGGGACTTTTGATGTGCCCTCGGGCTTGACTTTCCCGCCGTTCGTTTTGTCGCTCCGCAACGTGCTGCACCAGATGAAGACATACGATTGGACCTTGAAGACTGACGAAGTGAACTTTACCGCCGTCTCGGTGCCCGGTGCCACGGTCACGGTCGAAAGTGAAACAGTAATACCAATCCCTAACAAATAGGCAATATGAGTACAAGTACCCTTCAGAACTTCCGAGTCGGCTCGGATATCACTGTGAAGATCCGCCTGAAGGATGGCGGTGTGGCCATTGATTGGTCCACCCTGTCCGGCATCCGGGCGGTCCTCTACTCGGACGCGCAGAGCTCCATTGCGGGGCGCTGTGACGTGACTGTTGACGGGGAGGATCCTACTCTCCTCGTGTGCCGGTATGCTGCCACCAAAATGCAGTATCTCGGCGTGAATCGTATCGTCGTTTCCGCCAAGTATATGGGCGAAACGAAGACCTACGACAAGCCCGCCTTCACCTTCGTCCGCTGGACGGCTGATCAGGAAGGCGAGCAGATTACCATCGAAGACCCGGAAGTGACTGTGGAGATCTCCGTGGAGGACATCTCCAGCTCCATCCTCCAGGAGGCCGTG